TTACATCCAAGATGATGAGTCTTACTTTGATATGCAAGACCGCCGTGAGGTGTCGCGCCAAACGTTCAATGCTCTTTTTCGCCATGTAGCTTGCAAATCAATTCATACAGGGCGTAAGGTCGAGGCATCTATCTGTTTTGATGAAAATAGACAATCGATGGGCGCGAAAGCGTTGGTAGGGGTCACTTATGCTGCTGGCGAGGAAGTGATAGTTAGCCGTGATGGTGACTTGTATGGCAATCGTTGGCGTAACGCTAGACCTAGTGTCGCTCAAGCTGACGCAATGGATATATGTTTATGGATAGATCATTGTCAAGAGTTAGTGCCTGAAAAAGCAGAGTTAGATCATATATTTGATGTAATGGCCTTTAAAGTGCAACACCCTGAAATTAAGGTAAACCATGCGGTTTTACACGCTGGTGATGAGGGAAGCGGGAAAGATACCTTTTGGGCGCCGTTTATCTGGGCTGTCTGTGGCGATCATTTAAAAAATCGCGGCATTATGGATAACAACAGCGTAAACAGTCAATGGGGTTATCAACTTGAATCAGAGATTCTCATTATCAATGAGTTAAAAGAGCCGGACGCCGCAACGCGTCGCCAGCTTGCAAACCAATTAAAACCTATTATCGCTGCACCGCCTGAGATGTTGCCAATCAATCGTAAAGGGCTGCACCCTTATATGATGGCAAACCGCTTGTTTGTGCTAGCGTTTAGTAACGATCCGGTGCCTATTTCGTTAGCGTCCCAAGATCGCCGTTGGTTTTGCGTATGGTCTACCGCCGAACGCATGGATCCAAATAAGGCTAAGAAAATTTGGGAATGGTATAGATCAGGTGGATTTGTCGCTATAGCTAAATGGCTAGCGTCGCGCGACGTGAGCAAGTTTAACCCCAGCGCGCCCCCAATGTGGACTGAATTTAAGGCCAATTTAGTAGAGCATGGCATGAGCATGGCTGAAAGTTACTTAGTAGAGATGCTCAAAAACCGCGTAGGCGAGTTTAATCGCGGCGTCATAGGCTCACCCTTTCACTCATTGTGTGATCGCCTTGCGGGGGCTGCTCCGTCGGGTGTAAAAGTGCCACAAGCCGCGCTACTTCATGCGCTAAAGGAAGCGGGCTGGATAGATAAAGGGCGGCTCAAATCGCGGGATTATGATACTAAAAAACATATTTTTTGCGCCCCTGATCTTGACAATCTAGCTAAGTCTGAATTGCGTCGATTGGTAGAAGAAAACCCGCCGCCCAAAATGGTAATAGTGAAATAAAAAAAGAGCCCCAATTAAGGGGCTTTTTTATTAAAGGTCTAAAAGGACTATTACTAGCGCGGCAACGGCTAACGCAATAACGGCTATAAGCATTAGTCGCCCCCTTGATCTAGCCAGTCGGCTAAATCGTCTGCGGCCTGATAAGCGGCATCGGTTACTTGCTCAACGTGCGCCGGCTGCCCTGTGGCGTGTTGATAGATCAGGGCGTGTTTTAACGCCGTAGCAGCGTTATCGTGCGCGCTGATTAGGGTATTGTTTACGCTAAAGACTTGGTAAGTGTTCATTTTTATGCCTTTTCTATTTTGCCGCCCGTTTTGCGGGCGAAAGTTGTCGCGCTGGCGCGGTTAATAAAGCGGCGATATGCGTATGATTCAACGCCGCCCATATAAGTTTTATAAACGACTGTATACATTATTTAATCTCCAATAATTTTTGAATTAACGCATATAAATCGACAGCATTTTCTGCTAGATAGCCGGTATATCGCCCTAAATCGCCCCTTAAAAATGGGTCTAAATCGCGGTCTATTGCGGCCAATAGTTGTCTAATTTCTCCCACTATTTCAGCTTTAACTCTAATTTCCATATTAAAACCCTCCCAATGCGCCATAAGCAAGAAATGCCCCAAGAATTGCACCCATGATGCACGCGCCCAAAATATCCCAAAGTGTTGGTTCTTTTTTCATGATTAAACCTCTACTGAATTATATAGATCAATTGCCCAAGCCTCGATATCAAACAAAGTCATCCCCTCAATATCAATATCTTCTTCATCGCCATATTTAGGGCTAGACCAATTTGCGTAAATAGTGTCAGAACCCAAACCGATATACAAAGTAAAGGGGTAATCTTCAAGCCATAAATAGACATTTCCGCTTGTGGAGTTCTCACCTGCGTCACCATAACCTGAGATATTCATACCAAGTTCTGACGCTTTAGTGATTAATAGACCAATTTTGCGAGTTGCATTGGCGCATAAGTTTGATGTGATTTCCATAATTTGCCTTTAATTTAGATTAGTTTTTACCGGTTTTGTGAGCCAGTAAAGATAGTGTAAACGATTTATTTACACTTTGCAACACTTTACGCAAAAATAGTTTTGTGGATAGTGTGTGGATAGTTTGTGGACAATGTTTAGGGGGTGTAAATTGTCCACAAATGGCGGCGTGAAAGCTATATAAAACAAGGGTTGAGGGTGAATTGTGGATATTGTGGACAATGAATATTAGTTATATAGCTATAGGTTGTATATTTGTGGTATTTACACCACAGATGTTATAAGTCAGCGACTTAAAACGGGGTGTCCAAAATGCCCACATTGTCCACAACGTAGCTATCGCGCCCACGCCGCCAGTTCAAACCAAAATGATTGTGGACAGTTTGGACAAACTTAAAACCTGTTATCCACAATGCCCACAAGTTACGCGCCCGCCAGCTAAAAGCAAAAAGCAAAAACGAATGATCCGAGCCCCTAAGTTGCGTGGACAAATCCACAATGTCCACAATCCCCAGCTAAAAGTTAGCGGCTATTAACCTACTAGAATTAGACCTTCAGCTACTAGCCCCCGGGTAGGGCCGGGAGGATGGGGAGTGTGGGGCAGTAGCTATCACGAACAATTTTTATTTTTTTTAGAAAAAATGTTATATTGCCCTCATGTTCCAAAGCTTCCACTACGAACCTCGCAAGCTCGAAGCCACCGAAAGTAGGCTTGAAGCCATAATGAGCGCCGCCAAGATCGGCCTCAAAGGGGATTCTTTAGCTTTAGCCGCAGGCATGACGCCAACGGAATATAGGCAATTGATTTTGTTTGACCCTATCGCTGAATACGCTGAACTCAAAGGGAGAGCCGAAGGTGAACGTGAAATGGCCCAAGTCTTGCATACTGCTGCAAAAGAAGGTGACGCCAAAGCTGCCCTCGAAATCCTTAAACACCAGCACGGATGGGTTGCCAAGCAACAGCTTTCAATCGATGTTGAACAACGAATATCTATCACGGCAGCGCTTGAATCAGCGCAACAACGCGTTGTCAACGCTTTGGAAAGCCAACCCACCCAAGATGTAGAGTTCAAAGAACTACCTAAAAAAGAAAAGCTAAAAGCAGCCTAATGCAAACAACAATCTATAGCGCTCAAGACGAACAAGCGCTCATGGCTAAACTGTGGTCGCCAGCGCTCAAAGACAACCCACTAGCGTTTGTCATGTTTTGCTACCCGTGGGGTGAAAAGGGTACACCGCTAGAACACTTCAATGGCCCACGCAAATGGCAACGGCAGATCCTTCAGGATATTGCCGACCACATCCAAGCCAATCGGGGTAAGATTGACTTTGACGTATTGCGCGAAGCGGTGGCGTCTGGTCGTGGTATTGGCAAGTCAGCGTTAGTGTCCTGGTTAGAGCATTGGATGCTATCAACGCGCATCGGCGCGTCTATCATCGTGTCGGCCAACAGCGAAACGCAGCTACGCTCGGTCACTTGGGCTGAGATTACTAAATGGCTCAGTATGTCCATCAACAGCCATTGGTTTGAGGTATCGGCTACCCGCGTGATGCCCGCCAAATGGCTGACTGAACTGGTTGAACGTGACCTCAAGAAAGGTACGCGTTACTGGGGCGTTGAAGGTAGACTGTGGTCGGCTGAGAACCCCGACGCGTTCGCGGGCGTACACAACTACGATGGGGTAATGGTCATCTTTGACGAAGCGTCCGGTATTGATGACTCGATCTGGGCGGTGACATCAGGGTTCTTTACAGAGAACACACCCAACCGTTTTTGGTTTGCGTTCTCTAACCCACGACGCAACAGCGGCTATTTCTATGAGGCGTTTCATTCCAAACGTGCGTTTTGGCAAACGCGCAACATTGACTCAAGGGAAGTTGAAGGTACCGACAAGGGTGTGTACAACCAGATTATTGAAGAATATGGGGCTGATTCGTCCCAGGCGTACGTTGAGGTCTACGGTATGTTCCCCAACGCATCGGACGATCAGTTTATTGGGTCAAGCCTAGTGGATGAAGCGATGAAACGGGATCGGTACAAGGATGATTCCGCGCCCATCATTGTGGGGGTTGACCCAGCGCGGTTTGGGTCTGACTCTACTGTTATTGCAGTGCGGCAAGGGCGCGACATTGTTGAACTACGCAAACACAAAGGCGACGACACGATGGAAACGGTCGGGCGCATCATTGAGGTAATGGAGCAGTACGAACCAGCGCTAGTCAACATCGACGAGGGCGGGCTAGGCGCTGGTGTTGTAGATAGGCTCAAGGAACAACGCTACAAAGTCAGAGGCGTGAACTTTGCGAACCGGGCTAAGAACCCCATGATGTACGGCAACAAACGGGCTGAAATGTGGGGCGACATGAAGAACTGGTTACGTGAGGCGGCCATCCCAACGGATCGCTACCTCAAGACCGACCTCATCAGTCCTTTGATGAAACCTGACAGCAAAGGAGCGATTGTCTTAGAAAGCAAAAAAGACATGAAAGCGCGGGGATTAGCTTCGCCTGACGCCGCCGACGCTATTGCTTTGACTTTTGCATTTCCTGTTGCACATCGGGAAAGTAAAGGTACAATGCGAAAACAAACATATCAATCTCAAGGCGCAGCCTTTAATTCATGGATGGGGTCATAATGGCAACTAAACCCGGATTGTATTCAAATATTCACGCTAAACAGGCACGTATTAAGGCGGGCAGCGGCGAAAAGATGAGAAAGCCTGGCAGCGCAGGCGCGCCCACAGCTAAAGACTTTAAACAATCAGCTAAGACTGTTAAAAAAGGTAAATAATATGTTTAAATTTTTAGTAAAGTTATTTGGCGTTAAACCAACCCCACCACAGGAGCAACCATGCCTCTTAAAAAGTCAGCCAGTAAAGAAGCCTTCCGCGCCAACGTCCGCGCCGAAGCGCAAGCAGGCAAGCCCATCAAGCAAGCCGTCGCCATTGCGTACAGTGTCAAAAGGGAAGCCGCTTCCAAAAGCAAAGCCAAAGGCAAAAAGTAAATGAGTTTAAAACCATTAAGTAATTGTGTTTTAATTCGTCAAGACACAGAAAAATTATCTGAACTAATAGTTTTACCCCAAAACAAATTATTTAGCGGTATCATAGTGGCAATTGGTGAGGGCAAAAAGAATCCAAAGGGATTCCTTGAGCCTATGAACGTCAAAGAAGGCGACCATGTGCTATTCGGTGAGTTTTCCGGGCAAAAGGTTACCGTTGACGGCGAAGAATTGTTGATGATGCGCGAACCTGATGTGATCGGAATACTAAATGGCGTATGACCAAACCTCAATGAATATCGTTGGCAAAGTAGCCAACGTAGGCGGTAACCCCGCAGGCCCCGATGAGCAATCAGATGTTCTAGCTACAATGCGTCATCGCTTTACGATGGCGATGTCAGCGTATTCTGAATCCCGTGAAGATGAGCTAGATGACTTACGCTTTATGGCTGGTTCACCAGACAATCAATGGCAATGGCCTGCTGACGTATTGGCAACGCGTGGCTCTGTTCAAGGACAGACTATCAACGCTAGACCTTGCCTAACCATTAACAAATTACCGCAACACGTCCGTCAAGTAACGAACGAACAACGTCAAAATCGACCCTCTGGAAAAGTAATCCCAGCCGATGACAAAGGCGATATTGAAGTAGCCGAAATATTTGAAGGTATGGTTCGCCATATTGAGTATATGTCTGACGCCGATGTGGTGTATGACACCGCTTGCGAAAACCAAGTAACTTACGGCGAAGGCTATTTCCGTATTTTGACTGAGTATTGCAACGATGATTCGTTTGACCAAGACATCCGTTTAGGCCGTATTCGTAACGCATTTAGCGTTTATATGGATCCAATGATCCAAGATCCTGCTGGTTGCGACGCTGAGTATTGCTTTATTAGTCAAGACATGGAAAAAGCGGAATATGAGCGTCAATATCCTGACGCAGCGCCAATTAGTTCTATTTTGTCCCAAGGTGTAGGTGATGAATCACTAAGCCAGTGGTTAGACGAAGATACTATTCGTATTGTTGAGTATTTTTACTACAAACACGTTCCAACTAAGCTTAACTTATACCCAGGCAATCAATCTTTCTTTGATGGCAGCCCTGAAGATAAAAATATGAAAGAAATGGGCTTAAAACCCATTAAATCCCGCACGGTAGACGTCAAAAAAGTTATTTGGATGAAAACCAATGGCTATGAAGTCCTCCAAGAGCAAGAATGGGCGGGCAAATGGATCCCCGTGATTCGTGTAGTAGGCAATGAATTTGAAGTAGATGGCCGTATTTTTGTGTCTGGTTTGGTTCGTAATGCCAAAGATGCACAACGTATGTACAACTATTGGGTATCACAAGAAGCAGAAATGCTTGCATTGGCTCCAAAAGCACCATTTATTGGTTATGGCGGTCAATTTGAAGGTTATGAAACACAATGGAAAACAGCTAACACGACTAATTGGCCGTATTTAGAGGTAA